AACAGTAATCAATTTTGTTTCATCATCATAAGGCAATTGGATTTTGTATTTACCATTTAAAATATTGATTACTTTACCATCATCGACTCCTGATGAATATGGTTGTGAACAAAAACACCAACGTTCTATAATTTCTTTTGTATTAGGATTTTGCCATTTAATAATACGATTACATTGTTGAAGTTCACCTTTTCTGACAATTTCATCATCAAAATCTATTGATATTACAAACCAATGCAACCCATTCCAGTCAATATTGTCACCTATGTTTATTGTTTCATCAGGTAAAGTGGTAAAATTTTTCTTATCGTTAGACTTTGCTGAAGTTATTATTAAAGATTGTTCAATTTCTTGATTAACTAATACTGTTTTACAAGATGGCAAATCAGATGAACTAGTAGTAATTTTTGATTTAGTTTGATTAATGATTCTTTGACGATTGCTGTCTCCATTTATATTAAGTCTCTTTGTATATAGATCCCAATTAATCATGATGCTCACCAATCTCTATAATAACTTTAGGCAGTAATTCATTCGTGATTTTAAAGATTTCTCGTTTACACTGTTTATGATCAATATAATTTGTTTGCATATATTTTAGAATATCTAAAATTGATAGAAATGAATTACTATGAGATAGGGAAGGTATATGAATAGGAGCTTGACTCAAATCAATATATAAACTATTTACATATTCACTAAAATAATGATCTTCTTCATAAATTGGTAGTATCTTAAAGATTCTATTAGTTAATAGGTGTATATATCGTTCAATATCCATATATTTATCCACCAACTTTCAAATCTTTAAAATCAGCATTGTTATAAGAATATATAATAATTTCTTTTCTAAAATCTTCATGTAATATCTGTTTAAGGTCTTTTAATTCACTCAATAACTTAGCAGGGGAATACATAGTAAACTCCTTAGTATTTAAATGGTTTTTTAAGACATCAGTATTTAATACTTTAGGACAAATCCAATAATACAACTCACCAAGTGCAAGAATTTCAATAGTATCTTCATCTAATTCTATATTGAATTTGCGTAATACATCATCTCTGTTTGATAAATCAGCTAGACAAGTCTTTTTAAATTTAATAATAGAACTTCTTAAAAAAGCATCTAAAATCTCTTCTCGTTCAACTTGCATAAATTTTAAAATATCATAATCTGTTATTTTACTAAGAAATACCGAGTGAATATCTGAATATGTAGTATCCATATATCTCCCTCTTATCTCTCAATCAAGTCAACATCAAATTCTTTTTCTAAAAATTCAATTTTTTGCATAGAATCTAGTTTTTTATTTTCTATACCGTCAGAAGCAGCATAAAGAATAGATTTTCTCTGTCCATCATTCATATCTGAAATCTCTTTTTTAAATTTCTCTATACTACATTTATTAGAAAACAATGCATTAATTTTATCTTCCGATAGAACATATTTAAAATATTTTTCTAGACCTAGATCATATACTACATTTTGATCTTCAATGACTAGCCAGCCTTTTTTAAAATAGTTAGGGTGACTGTTTTTAGTAAGTTTCAAATCTTCTATCGTTAGTTCTTGCTCACTTCCAATATGAGGGAACTCAACACAATATCCAGTTTTATCATTTTTATGGAACAAGACTCCATTAAACCCACTCTTAACAACAACATCCATATCTTTTGGAAGCTGATTTCTTAGTTTTTTTTTAAGAGGCGGTGCAGCTGTTGGATCCTTTTTAATAACAGATGTTTCTTCAAGTTGTTTTTTTGCTTCTCTCTGTGCTTTAGTATATCCCATATATAATACTCCTTTTATTCTTTAATAAATAATTAAAATGTATATAATTTATTTGTTTATTTAATTATTTTTCGATTTCATATTTACCAAATTTTTTACCTACAACTACACCTGTACCCCACGCAGATAAATACAAAATATCAATAGTGCTATCAGCATTGTCCTCAGGTGAGCCAATATACATATAATCGCTACCACCTATTGTTTGTTTTATAGGTTTATCCATATCAACTGGAACTACAGTAATGATATTATCGTCAAACATGAAAGTTTCTGTTCCTGACTTATACCTCTGTGGGACAACCATGACATCTATACCATTCCATTTTGCAGGATAACCTTGGTTATACATATCTGATTTAGCTTCATCAGAAGCGTTAGAAGAGGCAGTAGCACCAATAGTTCTAGCACCTTTTAGTGTTGCAATAATAAGAACTTTGGCATTATCATTTGCAGCAGATACTTTATTACAAAGATCCATAAGCCCATCTTCGTTATATGCACCAGCAGCAGGATAATAATTAGCTCCCAATGATGCTTTAGATACTCCAAACCATGCTAGATAAATATCATCTAGTCTCTGTTTGATAATACTTTTAATTACCTCATCAGATAAATCATTAATATCTGCACGATTTGTAAGTATACGAGTAAGTTCATCATAAACTTTTACGCTATGCACAGTTGGGTTTACTGTGAATGTTTCTTCTTTACCTAGTCTTTGTCTACGTACACTTTTAGTACCACGAGCAATATTAGCAACAACTAAGTTAGAATCTTTTTTTACATCATATTGAGGTGCATCTCCTTCAGCAAGATTCTTTTCCTCAACAAAGTTCATAAAGAACTCATTACCTTTAAGTCCACTAGCTACTTTATTTGTAACAACTTCCTCTATCAAATCAAACATTTCAGGATGTCTACGGAATGATTTAAGATCAATCTTAGAAGATCCACCATTCATTTCAATAAGTCCATCCATGATAGTTTTCTTTGCTTGATTTTTAGTAATACCAGCCTTGAGAGAATTCTGACTATAATCAGTCATTAACTCAAAAAGATTTTTTCTATCCATAATCTATACCTCCTTATTCTACGCAACTTCTACAACGTAATATGTATATCCACTCTCATTTTCAATTGCTATAATCGTACCAATCTGAGTAGATCCTGATGTAAGAGTGCTTGTAACTTTCATAGTAGTTGATGCTTGTAGTTCAACAATGTTGCCAACAGCAGGTGTTGTGTTAAATCCACTAGCAGTTACGCCAAACATATCTCCTGTTTTTAGCATATAAACACGTAGTGCATCACCGTCTATTTTGTTAGTAAAATCAGATAGATTTCTATTTCTTTCATCAACAAAATACTCTGGGGATGCTACCAAACCAATCTGAGAAAGTGGTGTATCTACTGCTGGAGTCTCGGCTTTACGAATTTCTCTTTCCCCTTCAAGTAGGGCTCCAATTTTTACTACTCGACCGTTTTCAATATCTTCCTGTGCATTTTCTGCATTAAAAAATTTTGCACTTCTTAGATATGCAATTTCATGAGTTCCAGAAAGCATATCTGTGCGTACTACAGTATAAGTCTTATCTGCCATAACTAATTACCTCCATTAAATTATTTACCGCTACAAATTCCACCATAAGGCTCATCTGTATCAGTGTTAATATTCTTATTAATCAAAACTCTATTGCTAGGTTTTATAGAAAATTGCTGTCTACCACAAAGAGCAAAACATTTATCTTCTAATTCACTTACAGAGTATTTACTTGAATCTAGCTTCAAAGCTGCAAAATCCTTATTATCTTTTAGTTGTTCATCAAACTGACTAAAAATAGCCTTTTCAGATTCACTACGTTGTGATTCTAGGGTTTTTTCTTTAAATTCTTTCAATTTATCGACGTCTGCATTAGCTGTAGAATAATCTTTTTTGTATTGTTCAAAATCAGACTGAATAGAATCTAATGTCTCACGTGCTTTTTCAATTTGATTATTTTCTTCAACTGTTAACCATTTGCGAATCATAAGCTCAAAATCTGATGTCAGGGTAGCAGTCTTAGTGGAATCGTCAAACGTATAAGCAAATCTTCCATAAGTCGTTTCATCATTATTATCTGAATAAAAAGATTTCTCTACATAAACATGCTTGTCATCAAAATCACATACCCAATAATAAGTAGAAGAAACAAAATCTCCATTTGCATCTCTTTCTATGCTAGGTTCACAAGCGTTATCTAGTGCTCTACGTTTTTCATTATAAGTAGCAACAAATTTATTAATCCTAGCCTGTGTAGAGCTGAACTTACTTAACTTAGTTTTCAAGTCTTTTTCAGTCATATCATCTGTGATTTCAAAGTCTAACTGATTAAGTTTAAGATTAAATTCATTCAGTATACTTGTAATCTGTTCTTGTGTTAATTTCACTGTTAAATTACCTCCTTCTTTATTCCCGTTTGAAGCAATAGAAACATTTTTCAACTGTTCTTGAGAAAATTGCTTCAATTCATTGCACATCAATATAAATTGTTTTTGATAATCATTAGAATTAGCGAATACTTGTACACTTGCTCCTTCAAAACAAGGCTCAACATCTTTTCCAAGTAAACAAAAAGCCGCAAACTCTATCTCGTCTGCGGCCAAATAATTATTATCATCAACATGATATTTAAGGAAATCAACCTCCATTGATTGTCCAATATTTTTATTGCTTTTAATACAATCAAAACCCTCTTGACGTTTCCATAAAATAACCTTATCAATAATAAAATAATCATGTATTACATTATTATCATCTGCAATTTTTTCAAAATGGTATGTAGCTGATTCAGGAACTACACCAAAAGGTGTTGTTGCATTAATTAATTTAATTTGATTATCTTTATCAGTAATTAATTCACAATCATGACCACCAAAATCATCAACATCACGAATATATCTACCAACAATTGGACAATTATACATTGACGGAATAGCGTCTTCTATGACCTCTTTTGGTATATCAGATAAGTTTCTATTCTGTCCTACATAAGCTACTTTCATTGATGCAAGGGCGAAATTAGAATTTAAATCAGTAATATTTTCAAAAGATGTACTACATTTTATACTAATTCTTTTCTTGTCTATTGTTCTCACCTCCTTTGCATTAAAATGATAATGTTAGCCTATCTCTAGTAAAGCATTTAGCCTTCATAGCAGGATCTAATCTTTCAAAACAAAAACGATTTAGGCAATCATCAAATACCCAAATCGTTTTATTATTTATATCAGTTTTTTGTGTTACAAGCTTATAATTTTGACTTAAAAGCTGAGATTTTAATTCACTATCTATTACATAAATATATATTGATATCACCTACCGCTTTTCATTTTGATCAGTCTCTTTAGTTTGGATCCCAGATTCCTGTAAATCTGTTTCATCACTTTCTGGCTTACCAACTTTATTGCTTTGTGTGTAAGAGCTACTTAATGGAATAAATTTATTAGATAAACCTAGAAAATCATTTTCCATTGTACATTTAGAAATAATATCTATAGGCTGTATTCCCATAGCAGCACAATATTCAGATTTAACAGGAATTCCTAATGTCGCTGCCTCTTTTAAGGATTTAATATAATCATCTTTATTATATTTAGTTATTGGTAATATACATATTTTAAATTTAACATTACCTGATAATTCTTTTAATTTTCTATTAATCCAACGTTCAACTTGATTCATAAATGAAATTACTATCATTTCATCAGACTTAATAGAAAACTTTAATGAAGATATACTGTTTTTATTTCCTCCACCAAACAATGCAGATGATGTACCACTTGAACGCCAAAAATCTTCTTCAGCCTTATAAACCTCATCAGAATCCGTTAATCCACCGCTTCGTTCAAAGTTGACACTATTGAATTTAAAAGGGGATAGGGCTAATCCAATACCTTCTGGAAGAGCATCAGCTGTTAAATTATAGTATTTCATGACATCCTTCCACTCCATCGTAGGAACACCATCTTTTGTACTAATTTCCATACCAATTAATTTATAGTTTTGTATTTCTGTTCTGGCTTTAACAAGCATTTTATAATCTTCAATATCATGCAACGAAACCATAGTTCCTGCAAATAATGGCAATGGATAAGTAACACTACGGTTAACTTTAAAACAAACACTAATGCTTGTGGGTACTTCTTGCATTTTTTCTTTTGAATTAGCTTTGTAAGTATTATACATTTGAGTAAATTCTAATGGATACAAAAATAGCTCAGATTCTTTAATTTTACTCATATCAATAGCATAATTATAAACGCCATCTTCGATAGAACTTAACTCACAAATATCTGGATCAATTTTTTGAATAAAAAAACTATCATTATTTTCCCAGATTACTCCAAAAAATACATCTTCACGATAGCTTACTTCAGAAACAGTAGCAAACTCATCTTTTATATTCATTTTTTCTAGGTATTGGGCATACTTAGTATATTGTTTTAAAAAGGCATCCTTATTAGTTTTACTCATATCAAATTTATATGGCAATAATACATATGCCCATTCTGGCATTAATGCGTATTGAGAAATTAGTCTACGATAGTGAGTAGAATTATTAAACATATAAATAGATGCATTTCTGATATTTTTAATGTTTTTTTGAGGATTTTTTAGATACTCTATAATATTATCTTTTGAAAATTTTTTAAAAGATAAAGAAGAACGATTATTGCTTTGAAGATCTATTAGTGGTTTCTTTGACAATTTTGCAAAAGTTGTCCAAAATAAAGCATCAACTTCTTCTTTACTATAAAGCTCTTTTTTGTTTTCTGTACTTTCTATCAAGTTATTAGATTCACCTCCTATTTATCTTTTTCGGATATTTGGCTTACGGAATTGGAACAAAGGTGCTGAATAATCACTAGATATTATTCTTAACTTAGATTGATACTCGTGAATATAAAATAATACATAAGCTAAAGCTGAGTATCTATCTTTATCTGTCTTTTTAACCAGTCTTTCAACAGTAAAATTACCATTTGCTAAATGCTTTATTTTTAAGTTACTAATTTCTTCCACTAATAAGTCTGTTTGTACAAACGGTAATATATCACTTTGCGGGTTAGCTCTTTCAGATAAATAGAAGCTATCCTCTTTTTTCTTTAATAACCTTAAGACACCACTATTAACATAATCCATAAAATCTGTGATAACCTTACCATTAATACCTTGAGCTTTTAAATCATAAACACATTTTTCAGCTCTGTATTCTTCTGGCTCATTATCTGTATTAACCGTATCCCAACAACCTAAATTATCATTAGTAATTGGATCATAAGATGGTTTCAATAATTCATCAATGAGTCCGCTACCCAATCCATTACCATCTACGATTACCATTTTTGCATTAAATCTTTTTTTTAGGCGTTTTATTTCAATAGCTTGATTCTTAAAACTCATGACATTAGGAATATTAATCAGATATGGAACATCAATATGTTTTATTCGATTGGTTTTAACATCTCGATCTACTCTTGCAACTACTGCTGAAGACTGGTTATTACTTGAATTTTGAGAACGAGCCACATCGACTCCAATATAATATTCTGAATTATCATTTGTAATTTGAAGTTCAGCTTTTTCCAAAGTGCGGCATCTTAATAAGGCATTAATATCTACTAAAGCCCCATCAGAACTACCAACCCATTCTTGTTCATAGTTTTGAGCAAATGATATAGGCGACATAGTTCTTTTCTTTTCCAAGATTTGACTTTTATTAGATCCACGAGAGAACCAGCATGGAAGCATCCAATTAGAACCTAATACAATATCTCCTTTTAACTGAATCATATTATTATACATATCAACACTTCTCTGATATTCTGTAGAACCTCTAAAGCCAGATGTAGTAAAAAAGTGAATTTGCTGATTTAATTCTTGAGGATCTGGTATAGCTAATTTACCTATAGTATACCTAGGTACTTCAACGATAGGTTTTAAAGCATCTTGAAATGTAACATCATCTAATAATGCAGATTCTTCTATTTTAATTCTTTTACGCCTTTGTCCCTTAGACGATTGGGCGTTAGCTAGTACATCGATTGTTGAACCGCTTGTCCATTTAATTTCAGCGTCTCCCTTAGAAAATTTAGGTTTTTCTAATAGTTCATTTTCTAATAGGGGATAATATTTTAATATTTCACTAATTTTATCTTTTAATAATTCTGCTGCATTCTCTTTTGTTTGAGCTGTAAGAGCTAAAGTTATATCTGGGAATAGTAAAGAAACAATAACCATAGCCAAAACCTCATCGAACGTTTTACCATAACCACGGCTAAAAACTCCATACATACTCATAAATCTAATATCAGATCTTAAAAATATTCGTTGATCAATATGAAGATTAAGTCTTCCAGTTTTAGGTTCAAATAATTGAATAAAAAGATCTGGATACCATCTCGCCCACGAGATAAATTCGTAATAAGAATATAAATTCTTTCCAAATATAGAATCATCCTGCAAGTTTAAAATTTGTTCCTTAGTCATTCTGATCACCATCATAGTCTTTTGGCAATGATATAAATTTTTCAACCTTACTTCTTAAATCAGAAGCAGGATCATTTTCAAAAATACCATAAGGATCTCCATACTGATCAATGTATTCTTGCTTTTTCTTATCATAAAAACTATAAATATCTTGATAATCAACACAAGGTAATCCATTAAGTTTTCTGGCATAATTTATATAGCACCAAATAATAAAGTCAGGAGCATCATTAGGCTGCCATTTAAACCTTGGTAAAATTTCTATTATATCTGTAGCTTGTTCTACAGCTTTAGCAATTTCTCCCACACTTGATAAACCACCCTGTAAATCGGCTTGTGTTAACTGTTTTGGTGTTAGTTTTGCTTTATCAGCTGCTTCCTGTGCTGCTTTATTCCATTTATCCGCTTCACCTACATTACCAGCAGCGGTAGCCTGTTCTTCTTTAACTTTAAATCTTACATATGTAGCCAATGCTTCTTGATGTAAATTAGTTTGCATTGAATAATTAATTTTTAATTTATCAAATTTTTGTTTCATCAAACGATAATCATTTTTATGATAACCTTCTCCGAAAAGATCTAGTAAATCATCGGTAACAACAAAATCATCTGCTTCACGAATATATATATCACCATCATCATTTTTAGCTTGGGAAGATGAAACCTTAGATGATGTAACATTTTTTCCATCCTCTAAAGCTGTTAAAGATTCTAAAAACGACATTTTATTTTGCGATAAATTTAATCCTTTGATGTAATTACCTATAACGTCTTTACGACCTTTACCTACTCTAATCGCAGTATTTGCCTCTTCAACAGCACTGGCTACGATAGTAGGAACATATGCTCGATCCATAAGCATAAGCATTTCTTTAAATTTTTCAATATTTAAAGAACCGTCTGGATTTAAGGATTTCTTTTTTACACAATTCTTACAAACATTAACATATACACCATCAGAAGATGCAGAAGGATTAGTTGCTTGATAAAACTGAGTATATTTTTTAAAATGTTTACAAACATTGCATTGTTTTTCTCCCACAGTAGGTACTTTTTTCCTTGTTTTTTGTGGCAAACTGCACCTCCGTCCTTTCTTTTAAAATAAATAAGGCTGACTACAATGCCGTCAGCGAAGGCGAATATACTTATGCGTTCTATAATAGAACTGTTCCTATAGAACTATATTAAAATACCAACCAGTCGCTAAACTGATTATAGCTGTAAAACAACCTCACCATGGTACGCACTGTGAGTAGGCGAGGCGAGGTCTATATCCATTATGTAAATAAA